ATAGCAGAAGGATAAACGGAAGATTCACCAACAAGAATCCGATTCCCCTTCCTGATGAAGATTCCATGCTTCTCACCCAATTCCAATAGTCCATAATACTCATCCAATCCCCTTGAGTCAAAAAATAGTCGTGTTGCAATTTGAGTGTTCTCCTTTGTTAAACGTGATTTGTATGTTTTAACCTTGATAATATTACCAATAATCTCTTTACTACTATCTTTCTCTTTTGATTTAGTTAAAGTTATAATAGTAGACGCTGCATATTTTAAACCACTACCACCACCCATATCAGTTGGATCACCATAAGGGTTCATTGTTTTATATGTATGATTTGTCACTATCATAGGTATCTTTAACTTACCTAATTTACTAGTGATAATTCTAAACACAGATTTAATTGTCTGTGATTTAGTCATGTCTCTAACTTGTTTATCATCCATTGCATCTTGCAATTCTTTTTGAGATGCAAGCATACCAAGAGAATCTAATATGATTAGAAGTGGTTTCCTATCTTTCTCAGGTGTCTTGAGAAGGTTGTCTAGAATACGTATCATCTGAGTACGAAATTCTTCTATAGTGTCTATAGGAAAATGCCATACCCTAGCAGGATCTAGACCACGATCTCTGAATAGATCTGGTGTTGCTGCTGCTTCACTATCAAAATAAAATACTGCACCATCAGGATGATCATTAAGAAAAGTACTAGCAATACCTATAGCATAAAAGGTCTTACCTGTTGCTTGTTCACCTGCAATAGCAGTTACTCTATTGTTAGGTATACCACCATAAATGCTACCACTTAATTGTGCATTTAATATATAAGAACCTGTTCCTATAAATCCTTGATCACTACTTGTATTTGATACAAGTTGTGCATAATCGTTCTTTGCTTCTTTAGCAAGTGTATCAAAAATACTCATACAAATAAAAACTCCAAATTACTTTCTTGTTTAGTTTTCCATCCTATCACATCAAGGATGTTTTTAAGAGGTGTGATAAATGATTTCTCAAACTGTGTTTTGTAATCTATTTGATCACTAACCTTTGGTATTTCTCTAGGAAATTCTTGGATGAAAGACATAACATTCTGTCCTAAGACATTAGGTTCCTTCAAGTATACATACTTGATTTTCTCACCCTCTTGAATAATAGGATACTTATGTTTTAACCTATTACTCTTAAGTTGATGGTTATACAAGAGTGCTCCTCTCACATGAATAGGACAACTTTTCTTATACAGAGTAACAGGATCTGACCATTTTGTCAACCCATTGACGCTTCTAGGAAATGCTATCTCCTCAGGTGGCATACTATAGAACTTTGTTCTAAAGTCATCTATAAACTTTATTAGATCCTCATTCTCTTGTGTCATTATAATATTAAGAGCATCCTTAATCATCTTTCTACATGGTGCAGGTGTAGATGATTTGATTGCTTCAATACCCATCATTTTTAACTTAGCTTCCTCATATTTTACTCCTTCACTATCCCATACATTTAAGATATATCTTTTCTTTGCTGTCCATATACCTTTGTCTGCAATGTTCTCACGTTTCATTACCATTTTCTGGTCATACGCAGATACATACGTCGCCAACTCCTGATAGCAGGTGTCAATGTACGGTTCCAATTTTTCTTGGCAGATCTTATCCAGTATGGAAACAATTGCTGCTTTGTCGCTAGACCTATTACTAAAAAATTTATCAACAAGAGGTCCAAGGTTAAGATAGATTGAGTCGGTGTCAGATGCAATAACATAATCTTCTCCTTCTGTTTTGAGAATTTTATTAAGGTAATCATTCATCTTGTTTTCTATCCAACGAATAGAAACTTGACCAGATAGAGTTATTGCTTCAGCATTTACTACTTTAAAATATCTAAAGTATTGATTACCGATAGCACCATAGGCAGAGTTAAGAGATATCTTCTTTGCCATTTGAATATTATTACAACGAGTGATTTCTTTTTCTAATTCAACTGATGGATTCTTTTCATATTCTTGTTTTGCCTTGATCATTTTCTTTTTAAAAATGACACGCTCATCATAATATTTTTGCATGAGTTCTGGCAAGAATCCTTTTTGTGTGGTGTCATACAAAGCACCATTAGCACATACTGTTGTATTTTCTAAGTCGCTGAAATCTATTTCTTTGTCTAATATTCTATCTACTGTTGCTGATGAATGTCTATTGGGCATCAATGTCTCAGGTGAGATATTGTACTGCATTATAAGATGTGGATATAGGGAATTTAAATCGAAGTTAACTACCCACTCATATAATCCTGGTTTTGGTTCTTTTACATATGCACCTGCATACTGAGTGTTTTTATCTGATCTTTCTATTGGTGGAATTACTATACCTTTTGTCTTAAGGAAGTTGTATATAATACTATCCCAAGTTCTAACTTGTGAATATACATCATTGTAATTAACTTTAGCATCATATGCCATAGTTAATGCAAGTTCAATTAGTTTCATCTTGTCTTCCAGTTGGTCAACAAGTTCAACGTCATGTATATTATATTCTACAAACTTCTGCCAATCGTTAGTATAAAATTCTTTGAAAGTATCGTACTCTGAGTGGTCAAGTTTCTTCTGACCTAACTCTTGTTGTGCTATGTAATCTAACCTGTAAGATTCTTGTGCTTTATATGTAAATTTCTTATAAAGATCAAGATAATCTAAGACACTTAGACCAATAATTTCATAGTATATATGATTTCTACCCCTTATCTCTATCTCTTTTTCAAATACTTTGTTCCATGGAGACATAGATTTCTGATGTTTAGTAGATAATATTCTTTCTATTCTTCTACAGATATATGGTATGTCAAACAGTTTTACATTCCATCCTGTAACGATGTCTGGAGTGTTCTCTGCCCACCATGCTAAGAAATCTTTAAACATATCTTCTTCTTTCCAGAAGAGACGATACTCAGTATCTTTAGGAGTAAACTCTCTTGTTCCCCATGTAATAACTTTCTTAGTAGTAAAATCTTTTACAGATAGACACAAAATTTCCTCTGAGGTCTCGGCAACATTTGGGAAACCATTCTCAGAGGTTGTTTCGATGTCAACTGTATAGATCCTCAACTGTGAGGAATCATATGGCATCTGTTCTTCTGGAAACTTAGAACTTATATACTGATATAAGAATCTATCGTTACCATATATTTTAAAATTATCAACATACTTATACTCATCAATAAACTGTCTTGCATCATTGACACTAGAAAATGGCAACTCTTTGACGTAGTGACCTTCTAGAGTTTTATACTCTGTCTTCTCATTACATCTAGCATACAAAACTGGAGAGAAACTCTCTTTGTATTGTACACGTTCGCCATTTTCATAACCAATATAATGTATTTTATCTCCTGAGAGATATACGTTACTATAAAAATTCAGATGTCTCTGGGACTTCTTCTTCATCATCTTGTGGTGGGACTGTCAATTTGTATTTTTCCAGAAGTTCTGGATCAGGGTCTACTATTGTAGCAATAAAATCAGAATAAAGCAAGACGTTTCTTTGACCGCTATATTTTGGGAATGTTTTAAACTCACCATCTATAATTTCCATTGGGTCAGCAAGGAAACATGATGGTTCCATCTCCATCTCTTGTATGTAAGAGATGACATAAGATCCATTCTTAAGTAGTAGGAGTTTGATCGTTTCCATCTTCCTCCACTTTATGTTTAGCAGTGTAATCCTGTTTGATCTTTTCAACAGGTTCATATATTGTTACTACCCAATCAGATGGTATAACAAACTCCTGTTGTTGAGACATAGGTGCCCAATGTGTATAAGATACTTGGAACTTTGTCTTAGGTGCAGGTTTCTCTCCTTCAACTAATAGTTCTGCTTCTTCAACCTCCTTTGTTTGGAGTTGCATCACATAAGGATTCTTAAGGTGGTATGCAATGATGCCTTTATTCTCTTTGTCGATAATTTCTTGTGCATCACTGATGACATCTTCACCAGATTTCATCAAAATAACTTTAACTGTCATAGCGATAAGTTTCGGTCTTCTATAGTTCTAATGTATTTGGATAGTTTGTCGAGGTATCCACGATTTCTTAACTCTTTGAACACTAAGTTCTCTAGAGCGAACTCTCCTCCTCGTTGAATTGCAGATCCTCTCATAGTTCTAATCTTCTCTTTGAGTTTGTTTAGAACAGTGATGTCATCTGCTTGAGTATCTATGAGATCATCAATCCTCTCCATCATATCACGAACTTTCTGTTTTAGCAAGGGGTCGGTAAAGTCCACATACTGTTTACGTGGTTCTTGTATCCACCAATTGTTAAGAACTGAGTAAGTACCTTGATTTATAGGAGTTGGATCGTTGATATCTTGTGCATACAGTTCTACTGGTTGACCATATAGAGTTACATCATGTGTTAATGCCCACAATCTTTTCTTATCTCTAAGGAAATCATCCAAGAAATCTGTTTGACAAGCAGCTATCTCATCCTTATCTACCACCAAATGCAGGTCTAGATCAGAATATTCTGTATAATTATAGTTGGCATTACCACCTACTAGGATTATATCTTGTATTGCATTTGGGGGGATCTTGGCAAACTCTGCCCAGATGTATCCTATTTCGAGTAGTTTATCTCGAACTTCGGTTCTTAATGTAAGTCCGTCCCAGAACTTTACATTGAGATCCTCATGATACATTAGGGTTAACCTAAGATCGTTAAAGGACTTCACGGAAGTAAATTACTTTTTAGTTATTTATCGTGTCCGTAATGCTAAGGTTAGGTTCAGTGACTTCATCAGCACCAAATACTGCCTTACCTTCTTCAGATGGTTTCATAGTTTGACCATATGCTTCCAGTACAGCAAGAATAGGTTCTACTATTGATACAACCCAATCTGGATTGACAGCAATCTCTTCATCTATGGTAAGAGGTTGCCACCTTTCAAGAAGAATCCTACCATTGTACAGTTGGTTTCTCTCAGGAACATCAGGTACTAATTCTTTTTCAATCTTTACCTGATATGCATGAGTGAAGATGAATGCTTGTCTTGCCTTGGTTTCTTTTTCTTGAACCTCTTGGACATCAGCAATGATATCTTCACCCGATTTTAATTTAACGACTTTAATAGACATAATAAAATTACAGACACACTATTTAGATGTAATCTTTTCGTTGATGATGCTCAGGTACTACCTTACCTAATTCAATAGTAAGTAGTCCATCTTCTAAAGATACTGATCTAATTTCAGTATCATCAGCAAGCATAAATGCCCTTTCAAAATCTCTTTGTGCTAGTCCTTGATGGAAGTATTGATCAGAATCCTCTTTCTTTTCTGCCTTTGACCCTTCAATATACAATTTTCCATGCTCTGTATATACTTTTACTTCATCTTTTTTAAATCCTGCCAAAGCAACTTCTAATCTAGATTCGTGATTATTTAATTGAATTAGATTATATGGAGGATAGTTGCCTGTGGTAGGAAATTGCCAAAAATTTTCTAGATAATTGTCTAATCCTATGCTGTTCTTAGTAATCTTTTCCATTAATGATGGAAGATCTGCAGCAGTGTATCTCTGGATGTTACCCATTGTTTTTCTCCTTAGAAAGCGAGTGTTAAGTTTAGTGACCCCCGAAGGCGATCAACATTATTTATAGTGCTGTTACTGTATCAACCGTAACATCGACGGTAGTACTATCCGTATTAATACCTTTTTAATCCTTTTATGGTATAAATAAAACAAGAAACATTTGTTAACATGATCAAAAAAGCATTGTTAGTTGGTATGTTTTTGATGATATCTCCTGCATCAGCAGAGATAGTGCATAAAATGAGTTCTAGTGTACAATTGAGTGTGGATTCGGCTGCAAGCCAGGCTAGTCGCATAGGATCAAGTTATACCGTTAGTGGAAATAATTTGAAAGTAAGTGATGGTGGATCCTTTGGTGGACTAGGAACCTTAACTTCGGGTACTGCTGTAAGTTATACAGCGTCAGACCTAGAATTAAATACTGTAGGGTCAGCATTCAGTATGTCGGAAACCTTTATCGAAGGTGACGATGTAACTACAGCATCTACAGTTTCTGGAGGAGTTGTTGCTTCATTACCATTACTTGGTAGTACAACTACCACATCAGGTGGAGTAGCAGGTACCTTAGCTGGTACTATCACATCTGCTGGTGTGACTACGATTACAGCAGGTGGAGCTGGAACTTCAGCTACTGGACAATTTGTGTCAGAACTTACCATAAAGTAGGATACTATGTGTAATGAAGAAGATACTTGTCCTGATTGTGGGTGCCACTGCCCTTGTGAATGTGCCAGTTGCCCAAGCTGTCCCTGTGGTGCCTAATTTCACCCAGGGCTCGATGACTAGCCATACAGAAACTACTAGTACCGTGGTGGAGACCATAAATAGTATGGACTACTCCACTGGTTTTACCTATTCAATTTCTGGCCACGGGGTAACAGTCAACGACCCAGATGGGTTGACACCACCTGATACTTCGACATCAACTAATACCGTTAACGGTGTGAATTCAACATGGACAAACTTAGATTTATCAACAAAACCAGTGGTCACAATGACGACACCAGGAGCAAGTTTCTCTCTGGTAGAAAGTTATTCTGGAGCTGGTCTTCAGAATCACACTGTGATACAAAGAACGACAACTATAACAAGCGTAACCGATACAACAAGTATATTCCAACAGTAATTGCAGCAGTACTCGGTATGAACTCTTTACCTACCATGGCAGAGACCGTTGGTGGGGTGAGTGCTACTGCATCGCCAATCGCAAACAGTTCTGGAAGTGTCACAAACCAAGCTATACAGGTGCTTCAAGGACCATATATAACCAATACTTATGGTGGTGGTATACAATGCCAAGGACCTACCATGAACGTAACACCATTCGTTACAGGAAACGTAACATGGAAGAAACCGTTTGAACGATATTATGACGATCCAGTGTACGACGTTCATGATGCCGATGATGACGGTCAGATCGACAATCCAGGTGAGATATTATATTTCGTCCCTACTAGGACTGGACAGACAGACAATTATAACTTATCAGTAGGTGTCTCTGCTACATGGTCTAAACCATTAGACAAAGACCTACAAGAACTATGTAAAAATGCTGCTGAGATACAGATGGCAGCAGTAGAACAAAACACTGCCAATAAACGCCTTGACTTTGAAATAGCTCGTTTGAAAAATTGCGGGGAGTTGATGAAAGCTGGTATAATATTTGTACCAGGAACCAAGTATGCCAAGGTATGTGAGGATGTTATGTTAGTAAACCCACCAGGTGTAGTAGCAGAACATACTCATGTTTTATCTCAACAACCTACCGTAACTTTAGAGGAGGTAGACCTTTCTTCTGACGATAAGCATTCGCACGAACAAGGTCACGAGAAGGACGATCAGGGGTCTTCCCGACGCTGGTTTGAATTTTGGAAATCACCTTCTTCACAGCAGGTTTCACTACCCTCAGAATCAAGTCAGCTAGAGGTTTTGCAAATAGGGCAGATGTCGCTGCAGTAACACCGATTACTGCTGTAGTTGCTGCTACCTGAGTCGATGGTAAAAATTGTTCGACTGGTGGTATGTCAGTATATAATGTCACACAGATTTTTGCCCCACCAGGATTCTGAGGATTAACTCTTAACTCATGTCCTGATACTTTTTCTTTTTGGTTTGTTGCTATATCTCCTATTCTTAATGCATTAGGTCCTGGACATGGTGGATCTTGATCTAACTTAGGTGTCTCAGGAACTTCTGTATCTGGTACTGGTGGTGGTGCTACCACTGGTACTTGTTGTGCTTGTGTTATTAATAATTGCTCAGGTTCATAGTTCATAGCATTAAAACTAGGAACACCTGCATCACAGAATGTCTTAACTGTACTTGGATCGTCTTCTATTATCTTATCATTTCTATCGCTAAACTCGTGTGCCTCTACACAACCAGGTATGTCTACTATGGGTGTACCAATCTCTGCAGTAACTGGTTGGTATGGTACGAAAGCATGAGGAGTAGGGAACGTGTATACATTAACATCACGAACCCCAATATTGTGTATTCCTATCTCATCAATAGGCACTTTAGAATCCAGGAACCTCTACAGGTAATGATGGAGGTGTAGGTGCTGCCATATCAGCAACTCCACTTAGTGCTCCACCAGCACCTAGAGAACCTAGTGCTTTCTGTTTGATGTTTTCTATGATTGCATCCTTGCGTACATAAACGTAACCAGCAGTACCAACAACGGTAAGAGATACAACAGCAGACGAAACAGCGAGTACATTAATTAATTTTTGCATGATTTTATTTGGTATCAGGAACAATTTTAACAGGACCTGACTCGATCCTTATGGTTTGGGCAGGTGCAGTTTCAGATGCTTTAGCAATAAGGAACTCCATATCCTTTTTAGATATGT